ATGTCAGGAAATATTGTAGTTACTTTTCATAATATGGTGGCAAATCTTAGGCCCATTTCTAATAAATCTCCAGTGCCTAAAGTCAAATTTGATATTCTTAAATACTTTGAACAATTAAAAACTTGGGGTTATGAGAACTTTCATTACCGTTTTTTGAATGAAAAATTCTGTGGAATTTTATCGAATATTGAAATTGATAAATCGGCTTATGTAGTGCGTCTAGTTTTCATCGTTGCCGATGCTGAAGCAGATGATCCATGTGTTAGAGACCTAAAAACAAATAAACCAAGGCTACTAAAAAGGACAAAAACTGAAGCTGCCGAAAAGAGGGTACATATTGTAATAAAAGTAGATAAAAAGAATCCAACTTTAGCTCAATTTGCTGCAGAGTATGAGCGAGGAGTAACAGCAAGGGTTTTTAATAATACTTTGAATTACTTTACTAATCATGCGAGAGCTGATGATACTAAAAAGTCATATTTTTTTGGTGATCATCCAACTAAAAGAGATAATAGCGGCAATCCTGAAAAATTGGGTTATCGTCTAAAGTTCGAATATCAGTCAGAATTTAGCGAAGAAATTATTGATGCTTTTGTTAAAGGTAATATTAAACATGTCGAATTTTATCGACCTGCTAAAATTAATCCCCAATTTGATAATCAAGGTAAATTTCAACAAGACGCACTCAAAATTAGTCTTAAAGTTGGGGTGAATGTAGTACCAAGTACCGCAACAACATTTAAACAGAAAACAGATGCAATTATCCAATCATTCAATAATTTAATTGGTCAGCATACTGACTTGAAAGGCACTGTATTTAAAATCAATTTTACGGATTCAAATGGGACAAATCGCTTTGCAGAGTATGATTCTGATGTTCAAGAATTTACATTAGTGAAGAAAAAATTCTTAGATGAAAAGCTACGACAACCTATGACGGATAAGGTGATTTTGAACCGTCCTCTATGTGATAGAATGCAAGCTAATATTTAAGAATAATTCATCGCAAATGAAGGGGGTAAGGGCATGTTTGAATTAATATTTAAACCTTTAAATTACCTTGCGATAAAATGGGAAGTTGAAGGACATTATTCAAAAAAAGCATTTGATTACTTTATACCTTTAATTATCTCTGTTCTTATTAGTTTATTATTGGTGGGAATTGAGTGTTATTTTAGTTCAAGGACAACTGAAGATGTAAATATTTTTGCTTCAGATATTTCATCGTTACTTGCAGGGTTTTTACAAACTATCCCTGGCTTCTATATTGCTGCCTTAGCAGCAATTGCTACGTTGACAAGTCCAACAATGGATAAGGATATGGATGGAGTTGCACCCACTTATAAGATTGATAGTATTGATGTGCATGGAAATCCTATCAAAAAGGATGAACCACTCAAGAGAAGAGGGTTTCTTGCGAGATTATTTTCTTATTTATCATTTATAAGTTTAATTGCATATTTCTCTATTCTTATTCTTAGGTATATATATAAACTAGATATTTTAGCTGTAGAACAATTAACTTATTCGATAGTTTATTTTATATGTCTAACCGCATTTAATTTTTTGCTAGTGCAATTGATGTTGTTAACCTTTTTAGGTTTGTATTATTTGGGTCAAAGAATACATGAAAACTAAAAAATCCCCGAAAATTTTCGGGGATTTTTTTAATTACTTCGACTGAATCAATCCATACTCTTTGAACTTAATCACTTCATCACCAGCCCATTCATTGAACTGAAGCAACCGAGATTGAAGAGGAACAATTTCATTATGATAAAAAACTTCAGTCGCGGATTTAATATCACCGAAGCCACCTGCATTGTTGGGTACAATTCCCATAAGTTGTGGGGGAACCCGCAGAGCAGCAAGTGTGTCATCACGAGTAATGGATTTAATATTTGTGAAATCATCCTTGGCTGCAATTTCTGAAGTAGGGATAACTTGGATACCATCCTTCTTACCATTTGGGCTGTAATAAAAAAGATTACGGAAGTTCCCAGGGCCTTTACTTTCTTTCAATGCAGTACGCAGGGCAGTGATGTCATTCGGGTCGCTGGCTGGATCATTCACATATAAGATAAAGCCGGCATGAGATCCATTGTTATAATATTTGCGACGGAATAATGTTGCTGATTCATTTAGCCAGGCACTTTGTAAAGCAGACATATACTCCGGAGTACCATAGATTTCTTGGTCAATATCTGTTTCTCGAATATGACAAATACGGTCTTGTGGAAATTCATATTCTGAATATCCTTTATGCCCTTGGTTCAAGTAAAAGTATTGTCCCGCATGTTCTCCGGCACGGGTGTACTTAGCTAAAGCCGGTTTAAACTCAATCGTATTTTTGAGTCTGGATCTTACATCCTCAACATAAGTATTCCCACACCAGATAAAGTCCAAAGCAATTTGTTCAAATGCTTTACGACTTAAACGAGTATGTGGAATAAATAAATTGGCCAGAAAGTTTCGTTTAAAAATAATTCCACTACTCAAGTATGGCGTAGATTTCCAGCTTTTAGATAATCCTTCTAGGCTCACTTGCGGTTCATACCAGCGACCATTAAACCAGCACTCCATATAATTTGATAAATCATAGCCATCTAATACTGGTACCGCATCACCAAAGGAAAAGGCTTCTGTTTTTTGTGGAATGGTTTGTTGTAAAGGTTGAGGTAAAAAGTTTAAGGCAGAGTTCATTAAACTTTTAGCTGTTGAGAACGGATTCATGAATAAATCTCCAATACGGAAGTGTTTGTTTCGGTAATACCAGCCAAAGGTTCGTTATAGATCGCATGCATAAGTGCCCAAGCGAGATCTGCATGACCTGTTTCTTCTGAACGTCCAGCTGTGAAAGTAATTTGTGTTTGACTGGCGGTCATTGTTTTTTTGATGCTCATTAATGATTGGGTCAGGTCTTTGTCGCCTGCGTCATACTCAAGTCGACCATTACGGATGACATCTAAGGTTTTATAGACGAGCTGCGCCTTAACTTCCGGTGAATACTTAAAAGCATGCACAGCAGGGAAGAACTGACGAACCAATTCAGCGACGCCAACTCCCATTCCAGTTGTATCAATACCTATATAAGTGACGTTATAGCGTTTAGTAATATTTCGGATGTGTTCAGCCTGTTGAGCAAAGTCATCACCTTTGAATTGATGACATTCCAGAACTCGGAACTTACCACCGGTTACACCTGGTGGTGCAAGTACTACAAGACCGGCATTGTCACCACTTAAAGCCGGATCGTATCCGACCCAGACTGGTTTGTTTGCAAATGGGCGTGTATGCCAAACTTTGAAATCTGACCAAAGCTCTAAACTGTCCACCATACAATGCATCAGCATATTGAGTGGGAACATGGACTGGCCATCATCAACAAACTCACACATCAACAAGTTGTTGAAGTCTTCAGGAGAGTATTCAAAATGCAGGTCATCAATATCGAATAAATCACATCCGCCTTCTTCGGCATCCCTGATCGTCACGATTTGACGCCAGATTTTGTCTTCGCAAAGGCGTCCTTTTTTCAGTAATTTGTGACTGACATCTATCTTTATTTGTTTATCTTTCGGACGTCCTTTGTTGAACCGGGATCCAGTCCAAAATGCGTATGCTTCATGGGTAATAGTAGATGGCGTTGAAAAGTAGGTTTTACGCCACTTTTTATGCAAAGCCATACCAGATGCAACTTTTTCAAGTTCATTAAAACCATGCGTCCAGAAAATTTCGTCAAAATACAAATTGCCGTGATGACCTTGGGCTGTACGGTAATTTGTTCCGAGGAACAACATTTCCGCGCCATTTGACAGAACAATCGGATCACCAGTAAGTTCAACACCACAGACATCGGCTGCAAAGGCTTTAATGTAGTGTTTGAAAATATGTGCCTGTGCTTTTGAAGCCGATAGGAAAATCTGATTTCGACCAGTCTTTAAGGCATCAATCAGTGCTTCACGAGCAAAGTAATAAGTCGCACCAATCTGACGACTTTTTAAAATTGCACGCGAACGTTGGTCACCTGCACGGTACCAGGTCCATTGGTATTCAAATAGATTTTCTTCAAATGCTAGGACCAGTTCTTCAATCTGTTCTTCAGTAAAGTGATTTGGAACTTTCTTGCGTGGGGCAGAGTTACGTTTGCGAATCTCCGGATTAAGATCTGCTTCGGTACCATCATTGCGATATTTTTCAATACGGGCGAATTCTTTATATTGACGCATCAACATATCGATTTCTTTAATGTCGCCAGATGTCTTTTTGTTTTTAAGGATGAGCACCATCAAACGCACAGTTAAGGCATTTTCGACACGGTTTTCGGGTTTCTCTTTTTCCCAGTCTTCGCGTGTTTTCCAAGCCTGAACAGTTCGCTCATTTTCATTGAGGACTTCTGCAATATCGACAATTTTCCACCCAAGCCAGTATAAAAATTTGGCTTTGAGTTTGTTGTCCATAATCAGGTGCAAATTTGCTATAGGGGATAAGTCATTCATTGCCATTTGCTGTTTGCTTTAATGTGCAAACATTGGCAGTACAAGGCTTAATTATCAGTCGAGCCTATTTGTATATGGCTTATATACAAGCCTCTTTAATTGCAGTGCATGTGCCAGATTGCCCATTCTGCACCTATTCAAAATCGTGATTTTTATCCGTCCCTGATTAATAAATAGGTTTGCAAATGAGCAAAGAAGACAAAGAAAAGAAATACAAATCCAAATGGTTTCGTATTGCTGTAGCTGGTGACACAACCGATGGTCGCGAGATCCAATCCGATTGGATTCTCCAAATGGCACAAAACTATAATCCAGACACTTATGGTGCTCGTATCAATGTTGAGCATTTACGCAGCATTTATCCTGGCAGTGTATTTGGTGCGTATGGTGATGTTCTGGCATTAAAAACTGAAAAAGTCACCATTGATGGTGAAGAAAAAGATGCCCTGTTTGCTCAGATCGAACCAACACAAAGTTTGATTGAAATGAACAAGTTAAAACAAAAAGTTTATACATCAATTGAAGTGGACGAAAACTTTGCAAATAAAGGTTCAGCCTATCTAGTTGGCCTTGCTGTAACAGATAGTCCGGCATCATTAGGTACTGAAATGCTTCAATTTGCGTCTGGTGCCAAAGTCAATCCATTGGCTGATAAAAAGCAACGTCCAGAAAACCTATTTACTGCTGCTCAAGAAGTCACTTTCGAATTTGATGAAGTGAAAGAGCCGCAATCCTATTCTGCAGGTGTTATTGAAAAAGTAAAACAGCTTTTCTCAAAACAAGAAAAACCCGAGAAAAAGCCTGCGGAATCTTTCTCTGAACAGGAGCAAGCCATTATTGAAATCGCTCAGGAAACAGCAAGCCAAGGTCAAGCCGTTTCAAAACTTGAGAGTGATTTCAATACATTAAATACCGAGCATGAGCAACTCAAACAAGACTTTAACGAATTGAAAAACAAGCTGGACAGTGAGCCAGGATCAGATCCGCGTCCTAAGTCTGGTAATTCAAATTTCATTGAAGTGGTTGACTGCTAATCCAGTTTGCTTGTCCATCCCAGAATTAAAAAAGAGTACACATCATGCGTAACGAAACACGTTTTAAATATAACGCTGCCATGAAGCAGTTGGCGAAACTAAACAACGTAGAAAAAGTTTCTCATAAGTTCAGTGTTGAGCCATCAGTTCAGCAAAAACTGGAAGATAAAATTCAGTTATCTTCTGCATTTTTACAGAAAATTAATGTTTTCTTGGTAACGGAACAGTCTGGTGCAGCAGTAGGTCTAGGCATTTCACGTCCAATCGCATCACGTACAAACACAGGAACCACGGATCGTCAGGCTGTAGATCCATCATCTATGGATGAACGTTTTTACTTCTGTCGTAAAACGGATTTTGATACAGCTATCAAATATGGAAAATTGGATCAATGGGCGAAGTTTAAAGACTTCTATGCACGTTTCTCTGGCCAGATCCAAAAACGTCAGGGCCTTGATCGTATCATGATCGGTTTCAATGGTACGTCTTATGCCGCGACCACTGACATTACTGCCAATCCTAAATTGCAGGATGTGAATAAAGGCTGGCTGCAAAAAATGCGAGAAGAAAATGCTGCTCGTGTAATGTCATCTGGTGCAACAGTAGGAAAAATTACTATTGGCGCAACTGGTGATTATCACAATGTTGATGCCCTAGTCATGGACATGGTCAATGAACTGATTGATGAAGTTCACCAGGACAATCCGGATCTGGTTGTACTGTGTAACCGTAAAACGGTTTCAGACAAGTACTTCCCACTGGTCAACAAAGAGCAGGACAACTCTGAAAAACTGGCAGCGGATATCATTATCAGCCAGAAACGCATGGGTAACCTGCCTGTATATGCAGTGCCTTTCTTTCCTGAAGGTACCATCCTTGTAACGACATTCGACAACCTGTCGATTTATGTCCAGGAAGGCGCTCGTCGTCGTACTGTCATCGACAACCCGAAACGTGACCAGATCGAAAACTACGAATCTTCAAATGAAGATTACTACATCGAAGATCTAGGCCTTGCTGCATTAGCAGAAAACATCGAATCGGTGTAAGCCTATGTCATTAGCACGTCAACATTTCCAGAAGCACAGTGCTAAAGCAGCAGCCGTTTCGGCTGCTGAATTTGGCACCATGCAAGAGCAGTCTTTTTATGAATTGCAACTTGCCCAGCTTAACAATGACCGCCATCGCTTAAAGCAGATCCAATCTACTGAAGCGAAAATCCAGCTTAAAAAAGCATTGGTTCCAACATACCTGCCATATGTAGACGGAATTATTGAAGCCAATAAATCAGTCCAGGATGTCGTATTCATGACAGTTCTGGTGTGGTGCATCGATACTGAAAATTATGCCAAAGCACTAGAAATGGCCGAGTTTGCACTTGTGCATAACATGATTATGCCAGACCGCTTTGAACGTAAAACTGCAACCTTGGTAACTGAAGAAATTGCAAATGCATTTTTGAAGAAGCTGAAAACTAATGCAGATATTGATATTGAAGTACTGCAGCAGCTTGAACAGCTTGCCCTCCATACAGAGTTTGAAGAAAAACTCCCGGACATGCCTGATCAAGTCAAAGCAAAACTTCTGGTTGCATTGGGTAAAGCGACAATCAAGCAGATCCAAAGCAAAGATGAACCAAGTCAGTCAGACATTGAATTCGCTCAAGAGGCCCAAGCTTATCTTGAACGAGCTATTGAACTGGATGACAAATGTGGTGGCAAACAAGACTTGAAAACAATGGAAACATTGTTGAAAAAGTTCCCGCCACAAACACCAAAACAGGCTGAACCTTTGCTGAATGCAGATGGTTCACAAGTCGTAGATGATCAAGGCAACTTATCATTTAAAACGACCTAACCGAGTGCCCACGCACCGCATGGGCGAACAATGGTGATGTCATTACAATGTAATACACATTAAGCCCATTGTTCCCACCCATGCACTAAATATTCAATAAAAACAACGGCAGGGGACAGCATGGGATTTGTTGCAAATGGCAATAGTACACCAAGCCAGATCGTCATCAAAAGTGACTCGTTTTATCCGGATATTAATTTGGATCACATCCGTGAAATCGTCCGAATCGAAGGAGCAGTCACCAATGCCCGACTCCAGCAAGCCATCATTGAAGAAGTTATCGATGTAAATCGACTGCTGAAAAGTTTAAAAGACAAAGCAGCTCAACTCTCAGATTTATCAACCTCTGAAATTAATGACCAGCCTGAAACGGATTATCTGTACCTGTCAGCTGTGGCCAATGGTGTAGCAGCAAAGATCAATGAGAACTACAGAAATTACGATAGTTCAAACGCAGGTGGCAAAAAAGCAGAAGACGCAGAACTCACTGTGGATGATTACCGTCGAAATAAGCAGTGGGCAATTCTTCAATTATTAGGTGAAAACCATACTGTGGTGGAATTGATATGAGAATAGTTTGCCAATGTCGTGGATGCAAAATCACTAGATCAGGTTCTGGTTACTCTCCTTGTTCTAACAGAGAACCTAGACCTGAATATGTTGCTCCACCTCCTTTAGTAAAACTCGGTCCTTCCACTAAAAAGAAAACTAATTTTTTGGGGAAGTGGTTTAGATGAAAACTATCTTTGCCCTGCAAAACGATACAGTCGATGCGATCTGCTGGCGTGAATACGGCAGAAGCTCCGGAGTGGTGGAAAAAGTACTTGAAGCCAACCCAGACATTGCTGCGTATGGCCCATTCCTTCCTATGGGGACTGAAGTCTTTCTGCCAGATCTAGAAACACCACAACAAATTAAACAAACCATCCAGCTATGGGACTAAAAAAATGGCAGAACCAACTACAACAGCAACAGTTGCTGGATTAAGCGCATTTGCATTTCTACCGATCATTAATGGGAATGCAATGCTGGGAGCAGTACTCGGTGCAGCTTTCATCGCAACTTTTGAAAAGGATCTCACCGCTTTTCAACGTATTCGCAATATGTTGCTGGCAACAGGCATTGGCTACATCAGTGCCCCACTTATTACAGAACATACATTTTTAAAAACAGATGCAGTTGCAGCGCTGATCACAGCAACCCTGTGCTTATTCATCCTGGTCAAAGTGATGGATTGGGTCAAAGCAGCAAAACTCTCTGACATCTTGAGCATCTTCAAAGGTGGTAAATCATGATCGAATTCTTCTTTCAAGCCATTGCCGTAATTGCATATGTAATTTGTGGCTTCCGTATTGCTGCATTTAGCCATGGTGGTGATTTCCACCGTGGTTATTCCATTTTGGCAGCGATCCTCATTGCAGCTTTTTTAGGCCAATGCATTCATATCCTGTTCTTTAAAGATCCAGTCACATTATGGGATGCGATTTTTGCAGTACTGCTTGCCATCATCATTATGCGAACTAAAGGGAACGTGGCCAAACTGATCTGGAGTCCATCATGATTATAAAATTCGGTGCTCGAGGAGATGCAGTTACAAGTCTCCAAAAGCAGTTAAAAAATCTGGGATTTAAATCCAAAAATGGCAAGGTTCTTAGTGTCGATGGAATTTTTGGTGAAAGTACCGAATATGCAGTACTCCAATTCCAGAAAAGTGTAGGTATCTTGGCTGACGGGAAAGTTGGGGACAAGACCCGAGCTGCCCTGGCTGGCCAAAGCGTTTCTAAACTTTTAAAAGACAGCGATTATGTGGCTGCTGCAAAACGTCTGAAAGTCTCTGAACTGGCGATCCGGGTATTCGGTGCGACTGAAGGGCGGGGCGTAGGATTTGTTAAAAACGGTAAAGCCAAAATTCTGTTTGAACGTCACCGCATGTATTACTACCTAGTGCAGCTCAAAGGTAAAACCTTTGCCAATGCACAAATGAAGAAATACCCAAATTTGGTCAACACATCAACCGGTGGCTATAAAGGTGATGCAGCAGAATATACCCGGTTAAGCCTGGCAAAAAATATTTGTGCTGAAGCCGCCCTCATGTCATGTAGCTGGGGCCAATTCCAGATCATGGGCGAAAACTGGAAAGTATTAGGTTATGACTCTGTATTTGAATTCGTAGATCAAATGCAAGCCAGTGAATCCTTGCAACTGGAAGCTTTCATCCGTTTCATCGAATGGAAAACCGGTACCGTAAATGGCAAAAAGGTCGCATTGATTGATGCGCTGCGTGCTGAGAATTGGGAAGCTGTATTCACTCTGTACAACGGACCAAGTTATAAAAAACTGGGGTACCAGGCGAAGTTCCAGAAAGAATGGGATCATCTTGAACCGATTTATGGGGAGAAAAAAGTAGCATGAATGCTTTAATTTTCGATCCAGTAGCAAAGCTAGTCATAGCTTTGCTCATTGCATTGGGTATTTTTCTGAGTATGAAACATTACAACGGCCTGAATCAAAAAGTCGGGAAACTGGAAACGGAGCTTACTGAAAAGCAGCAGCTGATTGAGACCCAAAACAGCAACATTGCCGATATACAAAATCAGATCATCAGCCAGGCTCAGGCCATTGCTGACTTACAAAAAGCCCAGGATGAACTGCAGCTGAATTCAGAACAACGAATAATCCATATAAAAGAGATTTTGAATCATGATCAGGATGCTAAAACTTGGGCTAGTCAGCCTGTGCCCGATGCTATTCGTAGCATGTTCAACAACCCCGGAACCCCAAACACATTCCACTCAGCTTTATCCAATATTGACCCGGTGCAATAAGCCTTTATTAAATATTCAAACCAATGAAGATTTAATTTTTGCACTAGAAACAACCGAACTGGCCAGGGCACTCTGTGCTGTAAAAGTCGATTCAATTATCCAGATCCAGGAACAGCAATATGAAAAAGCCCGATAGTCTGCGTAGTCATATCCTTGCTGCGGTCAAAGAGCTGCAGCGAGATCCTGAACGGATGCTTATTTTTACAGACAAAGGTAACGTGCGTTGCACCGGTGCAAAAGGCCTTTCTTTTGAGTATGTCTATGACCTGAATTTTATTCTGACTGAATTTGCTGGAGAGCTCGATGCGGTCATGATTCCTTTACTGGACTGGGTACGCGTCAATCAGTCTGAATTACTTATGAATCTGGAAAAAAGTAAAGAAGCTTTCAAGTTTGAGACTGTCATTTTGGACAATGGTACCGTAGATCTGTCTTTGACTTTCCCTGTGACTGAACGTGTCATTGTAAAGCGTCAGGATGATGGCACGTTAAATATTACTTTCCCAGATGAACCTCAGTATGAAACTGCTTTAGATTCTCAGCCTATGCAGCTTATTGATAATCGAACCGGTGAAGTACTTGCAGCCTGGACTTCAGTATCAACTGAACAGCAAGGTTGGTAAATTATGGCCGATCTGGAATTACTGACAGAACACCTGGGGGCAATGCTACAGCAGCTCAGTGATGCTGAACGACGTAAGCTGGAAATGAGTATTGGCCGTAAACTCCGGGCATCCCAAAAAACACGGATTACCAAGCAGAAAAATCCGGATGGCAGTGCCTTTGTTCCAAGAAAAAAACGCCTGCGTGACAAGAAAAATAAAATTAAAAACAAAATGTTTAATGTCATCAAAAATGCCAAATATATGCGCGTACAACGAACCGCACAGGGCATGGCCATTGGCTTTACTGGCCGTATTGCTTTTATCGCTCGGGTTCACCAATTTGGTTTGGTGGACAAAGTAGATCGTGACGGTCCAAGCGTAAAGTATGACAGTCGTGAACTGCTCGGCTTCACTGAAGCAGAAATCAAAATGATTGAAACGGATGTTCTTGAACACCTGACAGCAAAATAAATTCATTTGTATATAGCGCATATACAAGCCACATCAAATGCATTCCCCAATCATCTGCAACACGATTGCAGCATGAGCGCAGAACTACATCGTCGTCTTGAAAACGTGATTCGTTTCGGAACCATCAAGACCATTCACCCGGCTAAACCTTTTACGACAGTCACCGTCACTATTGGCGCGATTACGACTGGGAAACTTCGTTTTCTGACATTAAGAGCTGGCAAAACCAAGACCTGGGATCCACCAAGTGTGGGGGAGGAAGTCATGGTTTTGAGTCCATCCGGTGTACTAGAAATGGGCGTGGCTATTGCTGGTTTTAATAATGAAGAAAATCCATCTCCATCCGATGACCTGAATAAAACCATCCGAGTATTTGAAGATGGATGCATTTTTACATATGACGTAGCCAGTCATGAATTAACTGCAATTTTACCACCAGGTGGAAAAGCGACGCTTACCGCTGATGGCGGTGTGACTGTCAACGGAGACACGACGATTAACGGAAACGTTCAAGTAAATGGAAGTGTCGCCATGACCGGAAATAATACCGTTGGTGGTAGTCAGTTGGTACAAGGATCCAGTCATTCGACAGGTCAATTCAGTACAGAAGCCGACGTCACTGCAGGAACGATTAGCCTCAAATCCCATAAAACTTCAGGTGTTAAAGCTGGTGATGAAACCTCTGGAGATCCAATTCCATGATGTCACGTTATAACGGATCAGAACTCACTGAAATCGAACATATCTGGCAGTCATTAGAAGATATTGCAACCACGCCGATTGGTTCCCGAGTTATGCGTCGTGAGTACGGCACATTGTTAGCAAATCTTATGGATCAGCCAATAAGTGAAGCACTGTATTTAAAAATTTACAGCACTTTGTATACCGCTTATGTGCGCTGGGAAGATCGTATTGAAATCAGTCAGATTCAAGTGGCGGATCTGAAGAAAGGACAATTAATTTTAGACATAGTCGGATTTTTAAAAACGTCCGGAAATGAGGTCAACATGTCAATTCCCTTAAAATTTGGAGCCGCTGCATGAGTGTCGATTTTAACCAACTCACCCCCCCGAAAGCGGTAAAAGAACTTGATTTTGAAACAATATACAACGAACGCAAAGAAGCACTTATTGCATTATGGCCAAGCAACAAACAAAACCAAATCCGTAAGACACTGGAACGCGAAAGCGAACCATTGACCAAGCTACTACAAGAAAATGCTTACCGTGAATTAATTCTTCGATCTGATTTAAATGCCCAATATCGCGCAGTACTTTTGGCTTACGCAGAAAAAGAAGATCTTGATAACAAAGTCGCAGATTATGGAATTCAGCGACTGATTATTTCGCCTGAAGATTTAACCACGACACCACCGACACCAGCGGTTTATGAAAGTGATGAAGATCTACGCTATAGAGCGAGCAAAGCATTTGATGCTTTATCTGTTGCAGGTCCAACCTCCGCGTATGAATTCCATTCACTCAGTGCTGATGGTCGTGTGGCCGATGCTTATGCATCCTCACCTGCACCATCCCAGGCACTGATCACTATTTTGCAACGTGATTCTGAAAATGGTGCTGCTTCACCAGAACTATGTCAGAAAGTTTACGACTATGTTTCAGGTGAAAAACTTCGACCGACCGCTGATCGTGTGACAGTTCAGTCTGCTGGCATTATTAAATATCAAATTCAAGCCGTACTTCACCACAATAATCTGCCTGAAACAGATCCAGTGCTTGAAGAAGCAATTGCCAATATGAATGCGTTTATTAATTCTCCAAAACGTATCGGTCAAAGCATTTACTTGTCAGCCATATTTAAACAATTGCATGTTTCAGGTGTTGAACGTGTTGAATTGATAAGCCCATCTGCAGACGTTTTGGTCACAGCATTTGAAGCATCGTTTTGTACTGGTGTTAATGTCACCATCGCGGAGGGTTAATGAAAAACTTACTCCCTCCAAACAGTACCGATCTTGAACGTAAAGTTGCTGAAGAACTCGGCAATAATTCAAATCTGCCTGCAAATTTACGTAGTCTTGTCACCTTGAATGATGTACCAAGCCAATTCTTACCACACTTGGCTTGGGAAAACAGTGTTGACCGTTGGCAGCAAGATTGGCCTGAAGAAGTCAAAAAACAGCAGATCAAGGCCAGTTTTGAGGTTCACAAATACAAAGGCACCAATTACGCCCTGCGTAAAATTGTCGAAGCTTTTGGTTATAGCGTCACCATTTATGAATGGTGGCAAGAAGTACCAATGAATGAACCTGGCACATTTCAGATCGCCATTGATACCAATAACCAGTCTTTAACTGAACAGGGCCTGAATACTTTACTTCAGCTCATTGATGATGCTCGACCTCTCACCCGGCATTGCAAACATATCCAAATCAATGTCACCCCAAGTTATGCACAAATTTACGCATTAGCTGGCAGTTATAGCGGTGACGATACAACCATTTTCCCAGAAGTCCAGGATGCCATTATTTCCGCAGCTCCTATTTGGGCTTTCTATGAGCAAACAGAAACTGAAATTTATCCTTTCGGAGCCCACACATGAGTTACTACACCAAGATTACGAAAGCAGGTTTAGCAGCAATCACAGCTGCTATGAATAACAATTCTAAAGTTCCAATTACCTACATGGCTTTTGGTGATGGCAATGGATATATTCCTGAACCTGATGAAAATGCAACTTCTTTAGTAAACGAAGTCTATCGTGTTGGTGTGAATAAAGTTGAAGTTCACAACAAAAACCCAAACTGGTTGGTGTGTGAAGCAATTATCCCATCAGCTGTTGGTGGTTTTAACATCCGTGAAGTGGCTTTATATGACAGCACTGGCGCTACCATGTTGGCGATTGCGAGCTATCCACCAACATATAAACCGACTGTTGAAGAAGGTGCAGCAAAAATTCAAACAATTCGTATTGTTATTCAGGTGGATAATTCTGGAAACTTCGAATTAATTGTTGATCCTGATGTTGTGCTAGCTACAGTTGAATTAGTTGAACAAAAAATTAATAAGAATAATTATCGTAGAGTTTCTTTTGCAGAATACGGAATTTCTTCAGAAAAGTCACCTGAAGAAAACTATCAAAATCTGTTTAAGTTAATTAATGCTTTTCCTGAAGAAAACGCTTTAGATATTTTTGTCAATCCAGGTGAATATAAGTTTAGCAAAGGTATTTTTATAACAAGACCACATTATATCCACGGTATTGGTGTAGGTGAGTTATCTACTTCAATTCTTGATTTTGAACATGCCATCCCTGTCGGTACCAAAAATTATAAAAGTGGAATATTTATCATTCATCCAGATGTTATTAATGATAATTCTGGCAACGGAGCTAATTTACCTATAGGTCAAATTGGATTGAGTGGAACGGGTGCAATCATTGAAAATGTTAAGGTGTTGAAATCTAGAGAACATGGAATCATCAAAAATGCTCCATCTTATTTAAAAGGTGCGGGTTCAATGAACAACCAAAAACACGGTATTCTTACGGTTGCAAACACAGGTACAGGATGGGCGCGTATCTCTGGTATTGCAAATCAAGGCTCTAATACAGAGTGCGCAGCTTTATTTAATGGATGGTCAGGAATTATTGAAATTGGTGACGATGCAAACGTAATTAAGAACGATACATGTTTATCTGCATACAATAATCATTTTGGTTTTTATGATGCATCTTTACTGGGTGGTGTCTGTATAAATAATCAGGCCCATGTAAATATTTTGGGTGACTACATTCAGCAAGGAGCTGAACATGATAACAGCGGATTACCAGTAACCCCATCCAGAACTGTATACATTGGAAACTATGCTGAAGAACAACGAGACAGCACTTACTCAACTAATGGAAGATCAATAATTCTAGGAGCTACTGGTGCACAACCTGGTCCTCATAATACAAACGTCATTAATCCTTCTATCGTAGGCCCTCATACTCTTAAAAGATTTTCAGTAACCAAAGAACTTCAACCTGTCTACGATGGAAAAGGTGGTGATTTTGCCGCTTTAACCGATAAAGAACTTAGATTTGGAAGTGCTACCGTAACTGATAACGCATTAAAAATGTTCATGCATGAAAAAAGATTTTCAATCGGAGATCTAAACTCAACTGCAATTACATTATTTTTAGAAAATTTTAATAGAACTCTTTTAACAAGTAGACCTTGGTTTTCAAATGGAATAACCATGGGAACTTATCATTATCAGGGAGTATCGACTACAAAGCCGACTAATGGCATCTGGGATATCGGTAATATATTATGGAATGAGTCAAGTGTGATTGGTGCTCCAATTGGCTGGGCATGTTCTGAGAGTTCAGGATCAGGAACGTGGCAAGAAATTGGTCAATGCGGTATTCAAAAATTACAATCTAGTGATATTTTGGATAAATCTCATAATATTAACTTGCAAAATAAGTTTTTCGGTAAAGAAATATTTAATACTACTACCAAAAAATTTATGAGATCACTGGGTGATCAGGATATAAGTGATTGGTTAGCTACTGACAACACAATACTGACACCACAGTGACATTGTAAAACCCACTTAATACAAGCCCATGCACTTGGGCTTTATTAATCCACATGCAAGCCTGTTTGTTGAAATAAAACCTCAATAAACAGGCTTTTTTTATGGCAGATTCATACCACCACGGACTGCGTGTCGTTGAAATCAACGAAGGTACACGTCCGATCCGAACCATTGCCACTGCTGTTCAAGGACTCATTGCCACTGCAGAAGATGCAGATGCAACCGTTTTCCAAATTATTTGTATATAACGCATATACAAGCCTGATCAATCGCAATTAAAAAGCCATTTTGTAAGCCTGTGAGCTGTATATAAAACAACAGATCACAGGCTAATTTTATGGCTACAGATTCATATTTTCATGGTGTCCGGGTTCTGGAACTCAATGAAGGCACCCGTCCTATCCGGACTGTTTCAACCGCAGTCATCGGCTTAGTGGCCACTGCAGAAGATGCAGATCTACTTACTTTTCCACTCGATACCGCTGTCTTAATCACCAATCCACAAGCTGTCATTGAAAAGGCTGGGGAAACGGGAACCCTTGCACGTTCATTACAGGCTATTGCAGATCAGACAGGTGCAGTTGTTGTCGTAGTTCGCGTTGAACAAAAAGCCGATGCTGCAGAGCAAACTTCTGCCGTCATTGGTGGTCAGGTCAATGGAAAATACACAGGTATGAAAGCCTTGCTTGCTGCAGAACAGAACCTCGCAGTGAAGCCACGTATTTTAGGTGCACCAGGTCTTGACACAGCACCAGTTGCAGCGGAATTAGGCAGTATTGCTGAAAAGCTTCGTGCCTTTGCCTATGTGTCTGCACATGGTTGTGAAACCAAAGAAGAAGCAGTCGCTTACCGTGATGCAATCGGTTCGCGCGAAACCATGGTCATTTGGCCAGACTTCCTTGGCTGGGACACAGTTAATTCTGCAACGACCACATTTGAAGCAACTGCCCGGGCACTGGGCCTACGTGCAAAAATTGACAATGAAACCGGCTGGCACAAAACCCTGTCTAACGTTCCAGTCAATGGTGTAACCGGAATTTCCAAAGATGTGTTCTGGCAGCTGCAAAGCATGGACACCGACGCTGGCTATCTCAACTCTAATGAAGTCACAACTCTGATTCAGCGCGACGGCTTTCGTTTCTGGGGTTCACGCACCTGTTCAGCGGATCCGCTATTTGCTTTTGAAAACTATACCCGTACTGCACAAGTACTGGCAGACACTATGGCAGAAGGGCACATGTGGGCAGTCGACAAGCCGCTTCATCCAAGCCTGGCGCGTGACATCGTTGAAGGCATCAATGCCAAATTCCGTAGCTTAAAAACTGCCGGTTATATCATTGATGCAAGCTGCTGGTTTGATCCAAATACAAACAGCAAAGAAAGCCTTAAAAACGGCCAGCTGATTCTGGATTATGACTACACCCCAGTACCGCCACTTGAAGACTTAACCCTACGTCAACGCATTACAGACAAGTACCTGGCTGATTTTGCTGCACGTATGAATGCATAAGGAAAAAAGCACATGCTACCTAAAAAATTAAAACTGATGGACCTGTTTAACGAAGGTAACTCTTACCTTGGCCAGACAGGTGAAGTCACCATTCCAAAGCTGGTCCGCAAGTTAGAAGACTGGCGCGGTGGTGGCATGAACGGCAACGTCAAGTGGGATGCAGGTCTGGGTGATGACATGACCGATTTCAACTGGAAGCTGGGCGGTATCGATGATCTCATTATTAAACAATGGGGTGCTCAAACAGTCGATGCCAACATGCTGCGTTTTGCCGGCTCGTACCAGCGAGACGACACAGGCGAAACTACTGCAGTCGAAATTGTGGTTCGTGGTCGTCATGAAGAAATCGACTTCGGCAACCAAAAACCAGGCGACGACACTGAAACTTCAGTAAAGACCATCTGGTCGTATTACAAGCTCAGTATCGACGGTGTAGTACAAGTCGAAATCGATATTCCAAACATGATTGAAATCGTTAACGGTGTAGATCTGTTAGAAAAACATCGCGCCAACATTGGTCACTAGTTTTCCTGCCCTTCTGTAGTTTCGTACTGCAGAAGGTTTTTTTATTTAAATTTTCTTTAAGGAATATGTCATGCAACATCAAGAACAAGCTCAAGAACTTACACAAGATCAAATTGAGAACCAGAAACTCATTACCGAAAACCCGGACATTCAGATTGTTTACCTAGAAGAACCAATCAAGCTGGGTAATACCGAATTTACGAAAATTGAAGTGCGTAAACCAAGCGTGCCGGCACTACGCAAAATCCGTCTTTCTGAACTGTTAAATGGTGATGTGAATTCTATCTGTACCATTTTGCCGTTATGTACCACACCGACCTTAACCCAGCAGCATCTGAATACGCTGATAGATCCGGTAGACATTGCCCAGCTCGGTGCAGCGGTGATCTATTTTTTGCAACCGAAATCAGTGCGTGCGGAACTGTCACTCCAACAGTAGAAGACGCAATTGCCAATATTGCGGTGGTCTTTAACTGGCCACCGCAAACCTATGAAGACATGTCTCTTACAGACCTGATGCAATGGCATCAAAAAGCCATTGAACGAAATGGATCAGATGCCGAATGAAAGCGTTAAGACTTGAAGTAATTTTTGGGGCAAAAAACAAGTTAAGCCCGGCTTTAAAAGTCATTGTGGGCAGCAGTAATGCTGCCAGCAAGGCTTTAAAAAAAACCAATGACCAGCTCAAAGACCTGGAACGCCAGCAAAACAAAATTGCGACTTTTAGAAAGCTTAAAGACGACGTTAAACAGGCCACTGCCGAACTCGATAAAACTAACCGTAAAATTGCAGCGTTCAAGCAACAACTCGCAGTCAACCCCAATGCAAAATTATCGGCTGAACTGAAAAAAGCCGAGACGGAAGCACGTCGTTTAAATAAGGTCGTGACAGAAGGCAGACCCAAGCTGCTGGCCATGCGTCGGGAGCTGGATCAAGCCGGACTAAAGTCAACTAACCTGGCACAGCACCAGCAGAATCTGAAAAACAAGATTCATGGAACTAATGTTGAAATCGACAAGCAGAAACAGCGCCTGCAGAACCTGAACCGCATGCAGCAAAGTAGCCAGAAATTGGCATCCAACGCCAGAACGGCAGGCATGTATGGTGCAGGTGCGACAGCTACCGGTGTCGGTATGCTGTATTCCCTGGGCAGACCAATCAACGAAACCAAACGTATGGACGTTGAAGAAAATCGTATTGCATCATTAGGTCTGGGTGAAGAAGCAACCAAAGAAGCTATTCAATATGCCAAAGCCATGAAAACCTTTGGTACATCCACACTAGATAACCTGGGACTGATGCGTGATGGTATTACTGCCTTTGCCGACGTGCATCATGCCGAAATGGTAGCGCCTACCTTGGCTAAAATGAAATTTGCCAATGAAGCCATGTATGGTGATAGTGGTGCAGAAAATGAAAAAAAATTCATGGATATGCTCAAAGTTATTGAAATGCGGAACGGTCTGAAAAGCGAACAGGCATTCCAGGAACAGGCCAACATCATTCAGCAGGTCATTACTGCCACCGGTGGACGTGTTCAGGCAGAAGAATGGCTCAACGTGATCAAGACAGGTGGTATTGCTGCAAAGGGGATCGAAAACGAAGCTTTTTACTACAAACTGGAACCACTGGTACAGGAAATGGGCGGTTTCCGTGTAGGTACTGCCATGATGTCGGCTTATCAGAACGTTTATCAGGGCCGTACCACCAAACGTGCAGCAAATAACTTGATGAATCTTGGTTTGATTGAGGATCCTAGTAAGTTAAAACATGATAAATCTGGCCAGATCTCATTTCTGGACGTTGGTGCGATTAAAGGCGCAGCGCTATTCAAAAAAGATCAGTTTGCCTGGATGGAACAGGTACTGGTACCGCAGTTAAAAGCCAAAGGCATCACTAAAGAAGGTGACATTATCGATGCGATGGGCAGTATCTTTACCAACCGGACTGCCTCCAACCTGTTCGCGCAGATGTACCTGCAACGTGACCAGATCCATAAAAATGCCAAACTCAATGCTGGTGCAGACAACATTGACCAGTTGAACAGCAAGGCTATGGGAACCACTACAGGTAAGGAAGTTGAAGCCAAGGCCAAACTGCATGATGCTTATCTAAGGTTCGGTACCACGATTCTTCCCATTTATACCAGCGCTATCGAAACAGCGACCAAGGTCTTACAGGGTTTTAGCGGCTGGATGGAACGTAATCCACAACAGGCCAAAATGCTAGGCGTAGGCTTGCTGGGTGTGGCAGCCAGTATGGTGGCCATTGGTGGCACCCTGATTGTACTGTCTCCACTCATATTGGGTATTGCCAGCCTGCGTTTTGGTCTCTCATCGCTGATTTTGAGCGGTCGAATGTCCATGACCGTATTTCAGGCTTTACCAACCGTGTTCGGTATCGCAAAGTCCGCATTCTTGGGACTGGGACAAGCCTTCATATTTGTAGCACGCCTGTTTCTGATGAATCCTATCGGTCTGGCCATCACAGCCATCGCTGTAGCTGCCTATCTTATCTATAAGAACTGGGAACCGGTTAAAGGCTTCTTTGTCGGCGTCTGGAACACTATCAAAACTGCATTTAATGGCGGAATTAAAGGTGTAGGCGCACTGATCCTGAACTGGTCGCCCATCGAACTGTTCTACGCAGCTTTTGCCAAGGTCATGAGTTGGTTCGGTATTGATCTGCCGTCCAAATTTACTGGCTTCGGGGGCATGATTATTGACGGGCTTATCAAAGGCCTGAAAACCGGATTCGAGAAACTCAAAGGTGTCTGGGGCACGATTAACTCCTATCTACCTTCATTCATGCAAAGAAGCATGGACATTCACAGTCCATCTCGGGTTATGGCTGGCTTAGGTGGCCACATCATGAGCGGTCTGGGACTAGGCCTGCAAAACGGCTTCCCGGATCTTAAAGCCCGATTTGCCGATGTGGTCGGCATTTTTAACCCGGGCACATCGGAAGTACTGCAAAAAATTAATGTTGCACCGGCATTGGCCAAAATCAAAGCTTCTCATGCACAACCTGCAGCAGCTGGCGGTGGTGCTATCACCATTCAGGGCGACACCATTACCATGCACATTCATGCCCAGCCGGGACAATCCGTACAGCAGATCGCACAAGTTGTTGCCAATATGCTGGATAACCGTCAGCGCAAAAAAATGCAACGGGCACGTGACAGCTATCAAGACTCAGAATAAGGAAAATACACAATGATGATGATCTTTGGCATGTTCGTATTTTCAATACCAACTGCAACTTATCAAAGCCTGCAGCGTAGCACCAACTGGCGTCATGCCAGTAATTCACGCATCGGTGTTGCACCGGCCTATCAATATCTTGGTCCCGGTGAGGATACCATTACGCTGGACGGTTCCATCGTTCCGGAGTTTGGATCGCAATTGTCCCTGACCGCATTACGGCTGATGGGCAATACAGGCAAATCTTTTCCCCTTATTGCCGGAAATGGCAAAATTTATGGCATGTGGAAGCTCGATTCAGTCGATGAAACCCAGACTTATTTTTTTAAAAATGGTAAACCGAGAAAGGTGGAATTTAGTCTGAAATTGAGTAAAACCAAATCCGCAGGCTCATTAATCACCGGCGTTCTGGGAGCTGTTGCGGAGAACCTGTTCTAATGAATTTAATTTCGATGCTTTCAAACAAGTTAGACGATAATTATCCAAATGCGATTTATAAATTGATGGTAGATGGAAGGGATATTACCCAAGAATCTATCCAGAGATTTATGGGTATGACCATTACCGACAATCGTGGGTTTGAATCGGATGCAGTTGAAATCCAGCTTTCAGATCATGATGGCTTGCTAGAAATTCCTGTTAAAAGGGCGGTCATTGAGGTATGGATCGGATGGAGTAATACTGGCCTGATTTACAAGGGCCAGTATATTGTCAAAGAGCTGGAACACAATGGTGCGCCTGATGTATTGACGATCCGGGCCACCAGTGCTGACTTGAAGTCTGGTTTAAAACAGAAAAAAGAACGCAGCTTTGAAAACGTCACTCTTTTCGATATTTTGCAGGCTTTGGCTTTTGAGCATGAACTCGATTTAAGAGTGAATGAAACATTGGGCCAGCATAAGATTATCCATCTGGTACAAAATGAATCGGATGCCAACCTGCTAACTCGCTTGGCCGATGAACATGATGCCATTGCTGCCATCAAAAACGGTACCCTCATGTTTATGCCTAAAGGCGCGGCCCAGACCGTCTCTGGTCAGGACTTGCCAACGTTCTTGCTTACTCGGGCGCAAGGCGACCAGCATCGTTATAGTGATTCTGATGGTGGAGAAGAGATTAGTGCAGTTCGCGCTTGGTATTACGACTCCGCCCAAGGCAAAAAGCTCGAAGTGATTTATGGTGATGCTAGTAACCAGAATATTAAAGAATTGCGTCATATTCATCAGGACAAACAGTCTGCGACGCTGGCAGCCAAGGCCAAGCTGACTTCTATGAAACGGTCAGCATTGACATTTCAATATACACTGGCTAAAGGCAACCCTGAGATTATTCCAGAAATGACATTTGTCTTTGATGGTCTGAAAGACCAAATTTCTGATATTTTCTGGTTAGGGACTCGTATTACTCATAATTTCGATGCAGATAACGGCTATACCACTGGTATAGAGCTAGAAGTATTTTGTCCCGATGCAGATGATGTAGCAGAACTGTTTGAAGACCAGTTTGAGGCAGAAAAAGATAAAAAATGGACTGGGGTAGTGGTGTATTACCAGTCTGGAGATAAGGCAGTCCCTTTAACCAAAGGCGATCAGTCTAATCCTAAGCATTTTAGCTATCTGTATATCAACAAGGCAGCAGCACAGGCCAGGTTAGACCGTGAATATGCCTTGTTAGATCCGGAGACAGGTAAGTTCTCTGCGCATAATGAACTGGAAATCAAACCGTATACAGGTCTTAAAACCTTTTACACCTTGGATAAAGGTAAAACCCGGCACATGCTGACCAAAGGGGATCAGTCAAATCCGAAAGTACTGGACCGGCTGTATAAAACCAAACTTGCTGCCCAGAAAGCACTTGATCGTGAATACCCACGATTGAATGCTAAAAAAGACATGATTCAGCAGGTGAAATTGGATAATTAATACATAACTTGGCACGTGATTGCTATTGCGTGCCATTAATAAAAAAAGTTTATAAAAAAACAACATTTTTAAACAAATATTTATTCTTTTGTATAAAATAGAACAAATATTTGTATAAGAAGGTAAAAATAATGGCCGAACCTGCTTTAGCACAAAAAACCACAGCTAGACCTCAACTTCTTTGTCCTCATTGCAAAGCAGCTAACCTGCAGATTCGGTCGAGTATTCAGGAACACATTTTATTAAAGACACTTTTCCTGCAATGCCGCAATGTACTTTGTGGTTTCACTGGGCGTGGAAATATCGAAATAACACATGAAATCTCACCTAGTGCAGTGCCAGATTGCAATGTAAATCTCAGAACATTAAAAGAGCTGACCTCACGCCAAGCTGCAAATGATGAAAACGGGGAAGCGCAAAACAATGACTGAGGCCACAACACTTAATGTTACTCCAGACCATCCGTTAGCTCATGAAGCCTATGAACAGATAAAAAACCTGCGCTGTGATTATGTTTGTATCCTTGCGCAAACCTACAAAAAATCAGATACGGAAGTTGGCTATTTTGTCGCGGGGATTTATCCACATTCGGGAGAGGGTGGTTTTAACCGGTTGGACTGGTTAACTGAATATGAAATGTTGATAGAGCAATCACATAACAAAAAGGCCTATTAAACAATGAAAAGCATGACTCACATTATCCCTTTATATAACGCACTATTTAAAAATAAACTTTTCTGGACTGGTTTTGCTGCAGGTAGAAGCCTTCGCTTATTTAATTACTGTAGTCAGCAGCTGCCAGAACTCGCATGGGATATTAATTTAAACTTCCCGTTCAATCCGAAATATATTCCCAAGCTAAAAGACCGCAAACTTAGAAAAGCCGCTTATCAGTCCTTTGCAAGATATAAAGCTTCCTTTAAATCAAAATCTACGCCTAAGCCTGATTTTAAAGTAATCGTGGATGAGTGGGGGAAAGCGCTTTCTAGAGTGGCCAAAACGTTTCGTGATACGGTAGATGCAATTAGTTATGCATTTGCAAGTCTATCTATACGATCAAAACAGGATTCTGAAAAGCAATACATGTGTAGCTGGGATCTGGCAACTGAGGACTCAAAAAATGCATCCTGAACAATTATTTGAACTTTTCTATACAGATATCACTCCAGAGATGAATCCTCCAGGAATGCCCAAATACCGAACCCAAGTTATGTATATGTGGTGGCGTGAAAGGTTTATGAATGCACTGAATGGAGTTGAAGAACCATATGCTTTAAGAAGCTGGGCAGAAGCACCGAAAATGTGGCTAGCAGGTTATCGCGAGGGGAATGAAACAGAATAATCCGGAATAATAAAAAGGCCGCATTAAGCGGCCTTTATTTAAATCCTAGTATTAAGGATTATAGGCTTCTTCACCAATTGTTTTATCTATTAAAGCCATAAGATGTTTGTCACCCTCATAGGTATTTAATTTTCTGAGTAATGCATATTTTTTGATATAACTTTGAAGCTCTTCATCTTCCAGAGATATAATAAACATGCAGAACATTTCATTAATACTCTGATAAGAGACAAATATTTTAATAGCAGTTTCAGTAATTCCTAAATTTTTATGTTCTTCAATAAAGCGCAAAATAAAGCAAATATATTCAAAATACTCGCTTTCTAAGAGTGCATTTCTAGAGCTTGAATGTCCATTGCTAATAATATCTTCAAAGAGAAGTTCTACTTCCTCAGCGGTTTCACTGACTATATGGTCTGCATAAAGAAAGCGTGCTTGAATAGGTCTCAAGGCTCCTTTTAGGAAATGTTCAAAAACATAATTTCCTCTAGCTTTACTTTCACGTGTTAACTCTAAATCATCAATTTTTCTTCTCTTCTCATCCAGAAATCTAAACAAAAGATTATAAAAATTTTGAACCTTGGCATCATGAATCTGCTGAGCATTAAGTTTTGCCTGCTGTTCAGTAATTTCTCTTTGCTTATCGGCAATCGCATTACTTTCCTTAATTTCATTCCTTTGTGCTTCGAGTTCCTGACGCTGTGCTTGTAGCTCTTGGCGTTGCATAAACAGGGAAATAATCAGAATTGCAAAGGCTAAACCACTAAATAAAGTATTTAATGAACCGTAGCTGTCCCCATAAGCACCGTACTGATCCCCAATACTTTGGAATCTGGTTTTTTCTTCTGCTACAGATTCAGAATTAGTCGGCTCAGTGCTGAGCAGGGAGTCAAATTTGTAAGGAATCACAATTTGAACGGTTTCCTGCTCGGGTGCATCATCCCTGTATTGCATAAAACTTGGATAGAAGTGCCAAATCAGGAATATTAGAAGGATAGCACCACCAATCCCTATAATCTCTTTCCAGGTATTAGATATTGAACAGCGCATTCTTATTCCTCGGCAGGTGAAACACCCACCCACAGACCAGTAACTTCATTGGCTAAGGCGTAATATTCAACATCACCAATTACTTTTTTATGGGTGTTTTCTTCTTGGCCAATATTCTTTAAAGCAGCTGAAATTAGCTTAACTAGTTCATTCCCAGCTTCTGTATCAGGGCTAATGACTTGAGCAGTAATTCCGCTCAGAATTAGTAAATTCATCATCGCTTTTTCATATTCTTTTGTACCACTGACAATAAAAATTAATTCTCTTAAAGAGCCGCCTTTATTGACTGTACCAGTCAGGGCAACATCTTGAGAAAACATGACTTGGAAGGTGTCGCGTACATCACCAGTTTTAATATCAAACTCAGCCACAGGTCGAATAGTTTCAATATTCAGTGCTTTTAGCTGTGCATTAAATTTCTGTCTAAACTGTTCTGGCGTCATGTCAAGGTTTGCTTCAGCTTTAACGGGTAAAACTTCTTTTTCAGTAGGCTTAGGTTGGGTATCAAATTGTGCAGCTGGAGCTGCTGCTTGAACTTCCTTGTTTTCCACTTCTGGTGCAAATATACCTACCAATGCCAGCGATAAAAAAATTATTACAAGACCATAGAGTAGAATCTTGCCACGTGATAATGCTGGTCGCGATTTGATCTGGGTTAGAGATGGTTTAATTAAAAAAACTATGGTTCCAATTGAAGCAATTAAAAAAAGTAGAGCGAAGAAAATAGCCACATTAATCCTTGTTTATTCATTATCTTAAAAAATATTGATTCATTATTTCGTTCTAAAAAACGACTATCAATAAATCGAAAATAGGAAAATAAATATTTTCTTTATTTCCCCCTAAAATACTATTAACTTTGTGGTTTCGTTTCCACAGCCGTACTTTCCACAACCTTTGTATCTTTCTTAGGCTGACCAAAATTGGAGAGCTTGTCCATAAAAGTAAACATCATTGACATATCTACTTCATCATTTTTAGCTGTAAATTTTCCATCTACATTTTGATTAAAATAACTCGGAATTAATCCCTTACGAATTTCTTTCTGTTCTTCTTCACTCATACGCGCCATAAATGGCTCCAAAGCTGCTAATTGTAAGAATGTACGATGGTTTTCTTGATAAGATTCATAATGTTTTGCTGCTTGTTTTGATAGATAAAGTGCCAAAATAAAGAACATTGCTGATATAGATAATCGTGAAATCAATATTAAATAATTTGGTGAAGCAGAGCTTACAGATTGTTCATAAAAAGCAAATATAAATACTGCGAGGGTGAAACCGACTGCAGCTAAAATAGAGAATGCTGTATATTTACGAAATGTTCTGTACTCAAATTTCTCATCCTCTGCTTTATTCTTATAATTTTGAGTTAATTCATAAATTCCTGCTTGCTCTACAAGCTTGATGAAATCATTATGTGAGTTTTTTATTTTTACTTCTTGATCATCAATTCGCTTTGATTTGTTCTTAGCTTCTTCAATGATCTCTTCAATATTTTCTAAAAGTCTTAATTTTGTTTTCTCTAACTCACCTTTTATAAAATTATTTTGACTACTCAATAATTTAGAGAATTCTAATTCTATTGCTTGGATTCTTTTGTCTAAATCAGTCAGATTCTTTAAACCCTTATCTATCTCATTATTAAGTAGGTTGCTGCTATTGCTCACCTTTTCTAAATCTAATTTAAATACTTTAAGTTCATTTTCGAATTTTTCTGTAATATTAAAAACATTATTTTCATATTTTTTTAATATAATTGATAAGTTTTTAGAGAAACTTTTAGATATATCTGATTGATTTATAATATTTGTTTGGCTTAAGTATTTAATAAATTCAAATATTTTTTCTGTTAAACTAAAAACATTACTTAAAGAACTGTATAAATCATTTTTATATCCAAAAAAAGACTCAGTAATTTTTGTTAATATTTTATTTTTGTTTTCTTGGCTTATATTGATTACAACTAAATTAGTTTCATTTATTTTTTCATTAATTTCCTTGTTTTTAGTTTTTAATTTTTCTAAGATTACACTTAAATCAGTATTTATATTGTTAATTTGACGCTTTAATTCATTTTCATCCATATAATGAATTACTTGAATATCAAAATTTTTTATTTCACTTTGTATAAGTGTAAAGGTGTTTTTTAATTTATCTAAAGTATTGTTAATAAGATTGTTTTTGAGAATTATATTGTTTTTATTTGTTTGATTATATTTTGGCAGATGAGATTCTAAGTTTATTTTATCTAAAATACTAACTATATTATGAAATTCCAATTCTATTTTATTAATACCGTTTATAGCTTCATCGACCTCACTCATTAAAAAATCATTTAAATTATCCATACAACGGTTCCCCCTAAAGAATTCAAAGTATCTTGACATAGTGATTCACTATCGGCAATATGTACCTACGCAGCAAAATCTGCGTACAGGCGTGGAAACCTGTTTATACACTCAAAGAGCAAGAAACAACCGCTCTGTGCGGATTTTTTTTGCTTAAAAAAAGTCGTATCTGCTAGACTTCGTTATGGTAGATCGGCAGGGCAGCCGTAAGGCTGGCCGTTTCTTTGAGTGCGGTATTTCCACCCCTGTCGGTCTGCCACCATTCCGTGGAAAGAATGGTGGTGGGTTTAAAACCTACTCAAAGGAATTCTAGTCATGAAAAGACAGATTCAAATCCGCACCCGTGCACCTGCCATTCAAGCGCAAGTCCTCGAACACACTCCAATCTACGATCTAGATGCCTATCTGGAACGCCAAAAAAAGCTCAGATTCCTCAGTCTTCGTAAAGCCTGTATAGACACGCTTTCTTTTTGCTTTACCGTCGTGATTACATTCTCCTTTTTGTTTTTAGGAGAGTAAATCAATGAACGAAAATATTATTCCCTATATACCTATTGAACCTCGGGTCCAAGCCAAAACAGAAAAAAGCAGAATCATGTGTCAGCAGCTTTTTCGTATCATTGACCATTCGGTGCAGGCACAGATCACCTTCAACCATGACACTGAAAAAGGCCGTTTATCCATTAGCCCCGACCAGATCAATGATCTGCTGCAGGAAATAACTAAAAGTGAGCATTTAAGTACGCTTATTGATATAGAAATATTAAAAAATTCGCTGAATGATCTTATTTATCCTAAGTTTATGGGAGAACATACTATCACCAGCCCCATCTGGAACAACGTAAGTGTTCGAGTCTGGCAATTTCAATTAAATCAAATTGCTCAGAGGGTAAATATGGAAATTTCACAAAACGAAGCAGAATTAATACTGGATAGTTCAATTAGTGCACTACGGATCTGGAGACAGTCTCTTGAAGCTGCTTCAGGTAATAAAGATGTCACGTATCAAACCGCAGATCTTGCTTATAAATTGATGGATTTGGAGTATAAGCTGCAACAGGTTCAGATCATATTAGAGAAGTAACAAAGAAGCCCGCTTGTATAAGTGGGCTTTTTTACGTTCACCCATTTTTTTTCTCTGCATCTACACTCATTACTCGGCATAAGTTCAGCAATGCTTCCTGACTTTCTGGCTTAATTTGTCTATAAGCTTTCAATAAAAGGCTTTCCTCACTGGTCAATCCGCTAAAGTCAGGATCGATACCCAATAACACGTAACGGATATCAATGCCTTTCTCATGCAGGTTAGATAGGTAGACCCACTGGTCTGGTACTTTATTCCGCACATAGTTCCCCAGCGTATTTTCATGCGCACCTATATCACGACTGAGCGACTTTGCCTTTAAGCCATTCCGCTCTAATTCTTCCTTGAATCTTCCCGAGATTTCTAAAGCTAATTTTTCTGTGTTTTCGGACATATATTTAACCTATCAGCATTTAAAGAACAAAAATTTATGCTATAGTGATTCGTAGCACATCACTATAACCGTAGAATACTGTATGAGTACATTAAATTCACCTCAAAATCGCCCAAGAGCAAAAAAGATCACCGGCGGTCGTGTTCGTTGCATCGTCTATCTTCCTAAGGATGAAGTTGAATCAATCGACAAAATTGCCAGTACCGCTGACACCAGTCGCTCCAGCATCATTGCTCAGGCGTATTACGCAGGTAAACAAACTTCAGAAAAAGATAAGGAGTAATACTTGATGTCATTAAGAAAGCAAAAACGTGACAACCGCTACAACATCAACCTCACCGATTCAGAAGCCGATCTGTTTATCGCAGTTTCCAAACTGACCGGTGTAAATATCGGGGTGATCCTTCGTCAACTTGTCATGAAACAGGCTCTTGCAACGCTTATCGCAGAAGATGTTCAGGAGGAATTTAATCTGGATCAGATCCTGAATAAAGGCGCAGAAGATCACCTTTCTAGGAGCTGAAACGAATGCCAAATCAGGAAGTTACGTTAAGCGATAAAGAGAAAGAAATTGTTGAAGAGGTTCAGAAAATGTTGGGCCTATCCAGCATCGAAGAAACCATGGAGTACCTAGCCAGAGAGCGCATTCAGGAAATGCTTGCAAAACTGGCAGGACAAGAACTGAAAAGTAAACGGCATTTGTTTTAGGAAGTTTATATAAATGATGTTCCCCGAAACTCAAACTTTAGTTGTCGAGCGCTTGAAACAAGAGTTTGAATTTAAAGAACGTGGTGACAAGCTGCGTTTAGGCAAATGTCCAAGCTGCTCGCAAAAGGAAGCGTGGACCAGCCTTGAATCGCCATGGGTGATTCATTGTCCACGCAGCAACAAATGTGGCGAACAGAACTATATTCGTGACTTGTATCCGGATCTGTTTGAAAAGTGGGAAAAACGTTTTAAGCCAACGCAGGAAAACCCGACCAAAACTGTCGATGCTTATTTAGTTGAAGGTCGCGGCTTACCAATCGACCAGCTCAAAGGTCTGTATTCTCAGGAGTACTATAAAGATTTTGAGCTGAATGTCGGCTCAACTACTTTACGTTTCCCTATTACGGATGAAAACGGTAATCATGGCTGGTGGCAACGTATCTTGGATGAACAGGGTGTATTGCCTAAAACCATGTTCAAGAAAGGTTGGAAATCTCAAGGTCATTCATGGCTAACGCCAAATACCAACTACATCGAGTCCAAGGAAATCTGGATTACTGAAGGTATCTTCGACACGATTGCTTTGTGGTTATCTGGTATCACTAGCTTTAGCTGCTTGTCTGCAAATCCAGGTTATTATCCAACGATTTTTTTAAACCAAATCAAACAGAAGTGTGCAGCACATAATCCACCATTACCGTTACCAAAACTGGTCTGGGCATTTGACAATGACAAGGCAGGGCATGACGGTATTTTTAAAAATATCGAACGTGCAACGGCTGAGGGTTTTGAATCCGAAGCTGCACTGCCACCCGCTGGCCGTAAAAAGCAGGACTGGAACGACCTTTACAAGCAAGATCGTCTCAAGTTTAGCGACCTTGAAACCTATAAATATTATGGTGCTTTGCTGATTGCCGAAAAGCCTGTGGATAAAGCCATACTTATCTACAAGCGTAATGGCAATAAAGCTTTTCCTTTCGATTTCGGCAATCAGGTCTTCTGGTTCAAATTAGACAACGACAAGTACGACCAGTACATGAAGGACATCGACTTTAAAGACAAAGATGACAATGAAGACTGGTTAGAGGAAGAAAAAGAAAAAGCGCAGTCCGATCGTCGTGAAGCAGCCTTGCAGGCAGCTGCAACAGTTACCAAAATCATCAACTGCAAGCCGACCGCTTTGTATTACCAGTACAGCGATGAAACTGACGAAGCTTGGTATTACTTCAATATCGACTTTCCACGTAACCAGCAGTCGGTCAAAAATACCTTTACCGGTTCACAGCTCGCAGCAGCATCAGAGTTTAAAAAACGCCTTCTGGCAGTTGCACCTGGTGTGGTGTACACCGGGAATGGCACTCAGCTTGACCGTTTATTAGAAAAATGGATTGAAGATATTAAACGGGTTCAGCTTATCAACTATGTGGGTTATCACAGTGAACTGAAAACCTATGTGTTAGGGGAAATGGCTTATCAGTCAGGTAAACAGTTCAAAATTAACAATGAAGACTATTTTGAACTGCCAAAGAATATCAATCTGAAAAGCCGCGCACCATTTACCTTGGATATCAATGCCAATCAGGCCGAATATCAGAAGCAATGGACCACGGACTTAATTGACGCTTACGGTGTGAAAGGCTTGATTGCGCTGACCACATTTTTTGGCAGCCTGTATGCCCAGCAGATTCGCCAAGTGCACAAATCATTTCCATTTATTGAAATTGTCGGGGAACCAGGCACAGGTAAATCCACATTACTGCAATTTTTATGGAAATTGTTTGGTCGTATCAATTATGAAGGGGTAGATCCGACCAAAACTTCCAAAGCAGGTCTAACCCGTACGTTTAGACAGGTATCAAATTTGCCGGTCATCCTGATTGAATCAGATCGTCAAGGTGAAACTGCTTCTAAACAGTTTAACTGGGATATGTGCAAAACCTTGTATGACGGGGGTTCACTGGGGGCACAAGGGGTAAAAAATGGCGGCAATGAAACATATGAACCGCCTTTTATGGGGACTTTGGTGATCAGTCAGAATGCACCGGTGCTAGCATCTGAAGCCATCATGGGCCGTATTGTTCATGTCGGATTTGTAAAGGATCAGCTGACCAAAGACAGCCTGTATGCATCACGAAGACTCGGCAAATATGAACATGAGCATGTTAGCCAGTTTATTTCGCAATGTCTTAATAAAGAAAAAGCCGTACTGGAAAGCTACAACCTGGGCCTGCAAAAACACGATGCATTTTTACATCAGGAACAGCACAACATTCAGAGTTCACGTGTAGTGCATAACCATGCCCAGCTCATGGCGTTATTCGATGCAATGTGCCAGCACGTAGTGGAGGTCCCGCTTCAGATCCAGAAGCAGGTGCATGCTGAATTACTCAATATGGCGCAAAACCGCGACAAGATCCTGAAATCGGATTCTGTCATTGTTCAGAACTTCTGGACGACGGTAGAAGAAATGGAGGATTCAATTCGAAATCCGGAACATGCTGAAAGTGTAGTAAATCACTCAGCCAAATCAGATCTTTTTGCTATCAACTTTGCCCATTTGTACAAAGTCGCAGCGGATTATCGCTATGCATTGCCCGACGTAAACGAACTGCAAAACGCATTACGTCACAGCATGCATTACCGCTTTATTGAAGCCAACAAAGCCATTCAAAGCAAAATTACCAGCTCAACCAAACGCTGCTGGATTTTTGAAAAGCCATCGGCACACAAAGATTAATTTTTAAGTCGCACAGCCAGAGCTGTAACTCAAAGCTGTGCTTACATCAACTCGTTGGAGAACGAAACAATGCAACACGATTCTAACCTACAAACGGTACAGCCTGAAACTTCTGTTTCAAATGCTGTACTTACACAGGGTCAGATCCACCCAAACTTTTTCAAAATGAAGAAAACCCATCCACATGTGCATTTTAAGCGTAAGGCGCACTTTAACTTCCTGGGGCCGCTTCCTGCTTATGACATTGAACACCGTAAACGCTGGGCAGCACGCCAGCTGGTAATCCTTGCTCACTTTCCAAGTACAGCGGTTTTAGGAGTTTGATCATGTCTAAATATCAATGTAAATGTGGCGGTTTAATTCTTCCAGATTTTGATTCTTTTAAAATTGGCAATGAAATTAATTTCATGAACGAAACTCGAAAGCCTTTAGGCGGTGGACGAGTAAGCGTAAATCAAAAGGCTTTCACTGGTTTGATTATCAAAATTGAGGGTGACGAAATTTCAGTTAGATCTAATGGAAAAACTCACATTCTCTTTCGTTACTCCATTACACCTAAGGAAGCACCAGGTCCAATTGAATATTTTCGTTTAGGCAAATGTCGTTGTGAGCTGGATAAAGGACAAAACTAATGAGATTTAATTTTAAAAGTGCCTTATTCATCAACCTTTGTGTTTCATGCCTGACCGCATCTTTAGTTTTTATGCTGGGAGAATACTAATGAACAAATTTCCAAAAGAACTATTAAGTAATATGTACAACAGCAATGTTCGTTTTGACAAAATTCTGCATATTCCTACGTTGTGTGCATCTATTTCTAATCGTGTTTCTGATGAGTTTCAAGAATTTTTAGGCGATGCATACGAGGAAGAACAAAGTGCTGATTTACTAGCCCAGTGCCCAATACTGGAAAGAACTTTAAAAGAAATTCGTGAAAATGATGAAATTGAAGATTACGCAGGTGAAGTTGCGCAAGATATCTATCGTGAATGTAGTGATTTTGAATTCCTGATTAATATCGAAATAACTGTTCCTTATAACTTTCGGTTTAGTGAAGACGGTGAACATTCCTCTAATAGTTTAGGTGGGATTTACCAAATGCAATGGATCCTGGCAAAAGATATGGTAAATGCTGCTGAAATTGCAATTGAACGTGCTGAAGCCCTTTGGGAAAGAGAGTGCGAAAAAGCAAAACGTGAACAGGGGTTAGTGTAATGGGTATTAAAAAATTAGTAACACTGACTGTGGAAGTTCAATACGAAATCGAGCTACCTGAAAGCCTGGCGAAACCATCAGCAGAAGATATTGAAGGCATTAGATACTGTGGTTTTGATGTTGAAAATTCTGACGATGTTTATAAGGAAGCAGCTCGTTTAATTCTCCTTGGTTTTAATGATTGCAACAATGATGTTTTCGGTGTTTTTCACAAGTCTTGGAGAAAAGGCTTAATTGAAAATAGTGAAAGTGAATGTTTTTACGATTTTCAAGACTTGTATGTCGAAGATTTTGAAGTCGAAGAAATTAAGGATAGAAAAGAATGACAACCCAATACCAAATGCGCGTACGCAAAGACCTTACAGCTAAATATCAAGATTCACCTTTAGGAATTGGCCGTGCTACAGAAATCACTTCATATATTTTAAATCTGCCAAGTATTGAAGCTGTAATGGAACAGACTAAAGAACTCGAAGCTCTAAAAGGTTATGAAGTCATCTCAATTATTCTAATTCATGAGGATAACCAGGAGCAGCTAGGTGAGGACTTTGATTGGGAAAGTGGAACCTCTAAATCTGAAATTTTCTTACGCTGGATCGATGTAAATGAACGTATGCCAGAGCAAGGCCAAAAAGTATTAATTTACAGACCCTTTGCCCATGAAAAACCGCATATTGATCCAAATATTAAAACGGCTACATATTGTGGGAATGAGATATGGATGGGTTCTCATTTTGAACATGTAATAACGCATTGGATGCCTTTAATAGGTCCACCTGAAGAACTTCCATTTATCTAATCACGCACCTTTTATGCACCTCCGCTCGGAGGTGCATTTCTCTAAAATATCTCTCAATATCTTAAAATTCTTATAGGTTAAACTATGTCTGCAGGACTTGAAATCCGCGGTAAAAGCATGCGGATTTGGATGAAACCCATCTCGACTGAACCTTTAATCAAAGAGACACTGAACTGGTCTTTTACTCCGGAGAATGTCGAAAAAGCTAAAAAACTAGCAGGCTTGATCAAACTGGAAATTGAACTGGACCAATTCAATCTGGCCAAGCATTTCCCGCACTCAAAACATCTGAAAAAGAACCAGATGTCCTATTACATCACCCAATACAAAGAAATGATCCGCTTTGAGGTGGCACCAAGTACTTACGACGGTTATAACAGCCATATCAAAAAGCATGTATTTCCGCGCTGGGCCAAAACCCATCCAAAAGATATCGATACAGCTACTGTCAAAAAATGGGTAAATGAGCTGCATGAACACTTGGCACCAAAAACTATTCGTGAAGTCATCACCAGACTGGCTTCTATTCATGACCTTTGGAGACAGGAAAATAAAATTCCTTATAATCCATTTGAAACTATCGTGATTAAGCAGTTGGATAACCTGGAACCGGATCCGTTTACCAAAACCGAGATTTCTTTAATTCTAGGAACTGTATCCAGCTCAGATATTCAAAATTTACTGCCATGCGTATTCTGGACAGGTCTATCTATTTCAGAACAGATTGCCATTGCCTGGGAAGATATTGATCTTGAAAAAGGTACAATTCAAATCAACCGGAACTATGTGAAGGGAGTGTATAAGGTCACCAAAAACCGACGCAGAAAGCGTGAAATTAAGCTGTTACAGCCAGCTATTCTGGCGCTCCGGAGACAATATGCGGTGACAGGCAACCGTTACAGCCAAACAGTTAGTGTATTGCAACGTGATAACCGTAGCCAAAAACAGGAAAGGCTGCATTTTGTCTGGATCAATCAGGAATATGATCAACCCTTTAATTATTATGAATTGCGTTATATTTGGCGAAGACACTTAAAAAAAGCCAGCGTACGGTACCGTGGAATTAACCAAGGTCGGCATACCTTTGCCAGCCAGTTATTATCATCTGGCCAAGTACCTCCGGAGTGGATCGCAGACCAGCTTGGCCATAGTGATACTTCGATGATCTATAAGCATTACGGTAAATTGATTGCTGAAGACATTCCAGACTACCTAACCAAGATCAATAATTACATCAATCAGTAATTCCCATTACTTTATTATTACTCCATTTATTACATTCATATTGTTATCTAAGTGCTTAATTTTTTAAGCACTTTTTTTTTACCTTACTTTATTACTCCATACATCTACATAGCCCAAAACAATAAAAATAATCTCAAAACCCAGCTACCAGAGCATATGAGCAAAATATGCATAAAAGAGAGAATTTATGCATTTTATTCCCATATAAGCCCCATTTAAGACAATTCAATATGCTAAACCATTAAATTATATGAACAAATAACAAAAATTATCTTGGGTTCGAGTCCCGCTGAGCGCACCATCATTTTATTAGTTCACTTACCTCATTAGACTAAAAAAACAATTCCAGATTTATAAAATAAATTATGGATTCTCTTCCTCTTCATCCTGATGTTTTTGACGTATTTGATCTCTTTTCACCTGAGGGTCTTGATCTACGCCTAACTGACCGCGTTGAATCTCTCGATCTTGTTTCTCTTGTGGGTCTAACTCTTCTTCTGGAAACTCTTCATTCAGTTCTTCATCTGGTTTAGCCATCGGGAATTACCTCTTGGAAATATAGGTAGTAATGTTTGTAGAAGATGCTCTTGGACCTCTTATTCTATAAAAGTGGGTGAATTACATTGTTGTATTTATAGTTTGTTTAATCTCATAAATTGTTGTTTCTATAAATAGATGTGCTGAGTAGTTTTTCTATCAAAAAATTAGTATCTTATGCTCACAATAAAAATGAGATATAGATATGAAAAAATTATTATTCATTGGGTTAATGATTGGGGCTTCTTCAGTTGCTGAAGCGAATACACCTTTAGCTATTCAATATGGTAATCCTGCTCCAAAAGATAAAGCCGTTATTACGACTACACCTTATTATGCTCAAGAAAACCTAATAAGTCAGTACTTTTTAGCTTTTGGTTACGCCGGTTCAAAAATAGGGTCAGACAGCTTTTTGGGTACTGAATCATTCGATGGGCTGTTTATTAATGGTGAATATCAATCCCATCCGACGACCAGCTTATGGGCCGAATACAAATTTCAAAGCTCAGATATTGATTACAATCAAGTTACAATTGGGGTAAAAAATAAATTTCTGGAAAATGATCAGTTTTATTCAGCAATTTCTATAGGTCTGGGAATGAGCTGGGTAGATGAAAGTGAAACGGATGCAGATCTTGGTCGAGTCGATCTGGAATTGGATTATTTTACAATTCCTGTTGCCTTGGAAGTCGGTTATAAAATTGCTCCTGAAGCAGATTTATTTGGATCTTTTGGTTATCAATGGATGTTTAACCGTGATGCCAAGATTTGTATGAATGGCGCATGTGTCTCTGGCAAGAGTGATGATCTGGACTTGAATGGGGTTACTTATCAATTTGGTTTTCGCTATTACTTTTAGTGGCTAATCAATGGCCTTAATAGCGAACTCTTTTACTTAAGACTTAAAATTGTATCTAGCTAAAATTATTCATTTTTCACATAAATAAAGAATATTTTTATTAAAATTTAAATAGATAGGATATAGAGATTGAAAAGAATAGAGTTGTTTGTAGTGCTCTATTGATCCAGCCAAAATATTCTAATCTGCTTTTGAAAAAGCACAATTTAAATATTGTATAAGTCTTCTTTTAGAAGTGTAAAAGTGTATTGTAGGTAAAAAAAATCCTGCTATATTGAACTCATGGTAGGTCATAAAATGAAACGACGCTACCAATAAGTTGGACGGATCAATGACAGTTAGTTGAGCTCGAACTTAGGTTCAGGCAATAAATCTAGCACTAGCCATCCAACACAGAGCCCGCAGCGATGCGGGCTTTTTAATGCAAAATTTTAAGCGAGAGTTATTAATAATTTCGACTCTTTTATTTGTATAGCACATTCTTCATTAGCGACTATATATAGTCGATAAAAGGTGCTCGCTAAAAAATCTTACATATTCGTTTGAAAGCCTTTCAAATAACTATGTTATAAGAATTCAGACAAGCAAATTTAATAATGCCAATAAAGGGAGGTATGACGATGACAGAAGGTTTAATTGAAGTGCAAGTCAAAAACCAGTATGGCAAAACCCTGAATGTAAAAGCATTACTACGTGCCGGTGCTCATCATAGTGATCCGTCCCAGCATTTGGAACAGCAAGTCGAATATATTGTAGTGGATGATGAAATTATCAGACCAACAATTGAACTGTTATTTGCCAGTGAGCAGACCGACTGCATCTATCGTGTTCTGGATGCTAAATAA